ACAGTATGTTCCTTGGAACGTATATGCTTGGTTCGTCAGTTTTGTCACTTGCTTTCGTCTTACGCCAATGTTTCACTTCTGGTCTGTATTTCCTTGATTCTATATCATTCAAGTCGTTTGCAATCTGTATCGCCCTGATCTGGTTGTACACGTTATGGGCCATCATTAATACATAACTGAAACTGTCCCAACTTGTAGCACCGATTTTACCATTTTTGTTGACATCCTGCTCGCCATACCAACACACGTCCTTCATTTTCAATCTACGTCCAATGCCACTGTCAAACGGAAACTGTATGTCTGATCCTTTAAGTGTTTTGTCATCTGGAGCCTTGTCCATCACAAACGACCATCTGTCTGGAGTGAATGAGTTGTGTGTGTATACAAGTCCATTAGCAGTTGATAAAAATGCTGATGCACTGTCAAAACTTATTGTGAAGTTTGGGTTTATGTGTTTCCTAACCTGTCTCTGTACTTGTGTAAGATAACAACCCCAATCCATCTGTGATGTACCTAGTACGTGCATCCAGTCTTTGCCGTCCAGTTTCTTCTCATCTCTCATTATGATTAGACGTTTAAGCATGACTTCCATGTCACACATGTTGATACCACCCATTGCCCATCCTTCAAATTCAAAGTCTTTGACAGCGTCGTACCATATCTGTGCAGTGTTCCAGTCATCACCTTGAAGCACGTTCAATAGTTTTGTTTGTCCTAGTCTGTTCTTCTGGAAGAACTTGTTGTTGTATATTGTTCCGTCCAGTGTGTCTTGGAAACTTGTTAATCCTGTCTTTGGTGAGTTGAGATCATCTGCCGCCCACGTGGGTACGTCTAGTGTCATTGCCCAGTCACTTGTGAGTTCAAGCCAGTTCAGTATATCTGATCTTACTTTATTTGCTTTGTTACCTTCAAAATCTTTCCAATCAAATTTTATTACACCCTTACCTATCTGATATCCACCGGAATCACCTACTATTGTGCTGAACTCTCTGTCTCTGTTTACGAACATGTGATCCCTGTCATTGACCTTCTCCATGTCCAAGCAGGCATGTCCAGCCGAGTACAGTGCTGTTGGGTATGTGAACATTCCTTCTTTTGGATTGATGAAGTTCAATCCTTCTACACCATTCTCGAAACCTTGTGGAATCCTGTCTTCCGAAATGTGTTTGCCTTCTGAAACTCTCTGTTTGCTGATAAACGTGTTGTAGAAGTTAGATATAGCAGGCAAGAACACCGCAAAGTCTCTGCTCAAGTCTCCTAGATGTTCCTGCTTACTATTATCTGTCGTCATTATTGCGCCTGTGCTGGTATGATGTATTGATACTTGCCCAATCCTGAATCAACAGAGACCTGCATCGCACCCTCGTTAGAGAAGTGTAATGTGACCTTTGCCGAGTCTGATAGTTTAAGTATTTGTAGCACCTGTCCTACTGGCCAACTCCAACCTTTGTTAAGTGTTCCCTTAACGTCAGTTGCGAATACAAACTCACCACCATGCGATGCTTGATCACCAAAAGTGAAAATCAAGTTTCCATCTTCGGTTCTCACAACGAATGAGTTGTGCTCTGTGTTTGCAGTTGCTTGGAAGTTGAATCTTTGCACACTTGCCACCGAAGGTTCGATCTCAACGTCCCACTTGACACCTTTGAACTTCACGGTCTTAAGTTTCTCGTTGATGATCTCAGCGTTCATGAATCTGTAGTCATTCTTGAAGTCACCCTTTTCATTCTCGAAGTGGATCCCTGTTGGAATGGTCGCACCGTTTCTCTCACCGGACAACACAGTAATGTTCGCCTTCTCCTTGTACTCCGGACACTTCAGGTGTATGTCTAGTTTGCCCATTTGTGGCATACCGAACGTACCCGTCATCTCCGTCTGTGGCTTGTGGAAAGACCCCTGTAGGATCACAGATCTGTCTTCGGCCATTGAATCGATTGTAGTTTCCTTATCGTCTCCAGTGATCTTGACAAGATCTAAGAATCCCAGTCCATGCGTATGTTTAACGATGTCTTTTAAGATGTCTATCATAATGTCTAATTGTATATGATATTTAGGTGTTAGTCTAGTGTTATTTCATCTACTTTGTAAACGACCGGATTTTGTTTACCAGGTTTCTTGAATATAGCATAACTGGAACCAGGTCTGAACTGGTTCATCTCCACAACCTCATATCCTTCGTCCTTGATCATCTGCGTCATGGCAGTCTTGGTGTTATAGTTCCAATATCCCCTTTGTGCTAAATTCAGCTCAACGTCGTAGTGGCAATCTGCATACTGTATAAAGCAGTACCCACCAGGGATCAGCACTCTTTTGATGTCGTGCAAATATTGTTGCACGTGTTGTTGTGTAAAGAAAACAAATGTATCCCAACTGAAAACAAAATTGCAACTTGCTTGTGGAATGTTTGTACATTCTGTATTTCGTGTGAGAAAGAAAATAAGATATTTTTGATGAGCAGGGTTGAATTTTTTACGTACATATTTTTCTGCGGATGGCAGTATATCGAGGAAGAAATTTTTCCTCCATGCCCTAAAATCCATAGAGAACATGCCTGTTCCGGGGCCTATTTCCAGACTGTTGTACAAGTTAGATTTTCCAAATTGAAATATTTTTGTCTTGATAGCTCTATAAAGATGTTGATCGATTTGTGATTTTTTATTTTTTTGCTCCATGTCCATCTTGAACCAATCGGGCGTTTTGTCTAATCGGTTTATTGTTTGCTTATTATTAGCATCCACAGCCTGCTCGATGTTTTTCAGTATGCTTAAATTTGTATCAATTAGAGCATGAAAGTCATGAGATTTAGCACGTTCTAGTTTTTCTATTAATAATTTTATTTCTTCTATGCTTAACATACCACTATTTAGAATTCAAAAAGTTTGTTGAATGTATTCGTGGTCTCTGTCGACTGCACGTCCCAGCCCAGCACACCTATAAGGTTATCTATCTTCTGATCCAATATAGTGGCTTCCATGGCATCACTATCAAACGGCAATTCCTTGAACCATTCTGGTATACGCATCTCGTCCACAGGATACGCGATGCTAGTGTATCCAAGCGGATTCTGTTTGAGTTTACACACTATCACCTTCGCACCATCCGTGATTGGCATACTGTATTTGTCGCCGTACATATCTCTGCACTTATTCCAATTCATGCTGGCCCTAACATGTCCCGGCATGTTGGTTTTGCCTGCCTTCTCCTCGGCCGCTGTGTACTTGGTCATGTTGTTGGCCCTCTTGGGAGATCCCTTCTCCCAGCCTGGCCTGGATTTGAATTCCCCTCTGAATTCACTGATCTTTTCCAGCACCTGCTGTTCGGTTTTTCCTGTAAGAACCATGTACAACAGGTCACTCAAGAAGTCTTGCACGAATACCGGGGTGTCTGAACGTTTTAGATCAAGTCCCATGGCCTTCATCTTGCCTTCCTTGCCTTCTACATCAGCACGTTTGCCTTCCTTGTCATAGTAAAGCACGGCGTATCTCTTCTTTGTGATGAACAATCCCTTAGACGCCACGAGTTCTCTGCCCGCCGCTATGACTTCTCCACGTGTGCTTGGACAATGGAAGCCCTTGGTCATGAATGCTTTGAACGATCCGTTGACTTCATCTGCTATCCTATCATACAGTGCCACAACGGAGTCTTTGGTCCACGGTATAATACCCTCGTTGATCTCTTTCTGTAGTGTTTTGTATGCCGAGAAGTAAACGGAATCTGTATCTCCATACACAACACTTTCACCTTTGTGGTCATACTTGCCCGCCACAATCTCATTGACCTTGCTGGCCATGTGTTTGGTTATACATCGACCTGTCAGCGTTACTGATTGTCCAATTCTGATGTCAAAGAATCTACATCCTGGATTTAGGATCGCACCATACAGACTGTTTAGATTAATCTTCTTTACTAGTTGTCTCTTGTCCCAATATTCTCTCTCGATCTCGTTGTCGCCACACTCACGCATCTTCTTCTGCATGTCCTGTCTCTCCGCATACCAACGTTTCAATAGTCCTGGAATGATTGCTTCATACTCGTAAGTGAATATTGTGCCATTAGCACTCAACATCCATTTATTGTTGCCGTCGAATATGATCTCGTACAGTTGTGCCGCACTCATACGCACACTGGTCTTGTCTTCCCAGTCCACGATTATCTCTGTGCCTTTCTCTTGATTCATCACAGCCTGATATTCCCAACTGCCAAATTGGCTGTCCCACGCCGCCGCGAATGATTTCTTGGCGTGTTTGGCCCTGTTGATCTCCGCTGAAGTTATCACCGGACGTATCTGTCCCACTATGGTCTCTGGACCCATGTTCAATGCTCTAATGACACTTGGATAAAGTGAGTTTATGTCAACAGACCCTATCCAGTCGTGTATTCCCTTTTGTGGCGTTGCCACGTGGGCTCCTGCCGCCGGTTGGTTCTCCTCACCATCCTTCTTGTATTTCCTGGCCGGGACCTGCATACCACGTCTATGTGTTTCGTTCACTATGGCCTGTTCTGTGACCGCAACTGCACCCATTGTTGTTTGCAGTAGCACAGTGTTCTGGTGTGCTATCTCGTTGGCAAGTTCTATGAACTTCAATTTCTTCTCTAGTTTGGCCAGTAGTGCTGTGTCCTGTCTGTTGTATTCTATGAACAAGCCAAAATCATTTTTATATAGATTATCAAGTGATCCCTCATACACAGTTTTCCTTTCTCCCAATTCGTGTTCACCTATTGCGTCTAGTCTGAAACTGTGTCTTTCCTCATACGTGTATTTCCTGTATAGCTCAAGCAAGTCCAAATGTACACGTCCTACTAGATCAAAACTCAACTGCTCTCTGCCATACTTCTCGAACACCCTCTTCCTGGGCTTTTCACCCCAGAAACAAAGACGCCTTGTGTCATCTGAACTCAACACTTTTTGTATCCTACCCACAGTGTATGGGATATCATATCCCTCACTGTTCCAACCCGACAGTATGTCTGCGTCCTGCACCAGTTCTAGGAATGCATCTAGCATGTCTTTCTCTTTCTCGAACAACATTGTGTTGTCAAATCTCTTTGTGAGCTCTTTGGCATCGTCCATGCTGATGGTCTTGGGAGGCACGGCGAATGTGACCAGTTGGTCCGTCCAGCTCATATAACAACTTATGGCAGTTATGGGCATGAACGGATCATCTGTTGTTGAATAACCTCGATCGGGATCGAAGTCTACTTCAATATCAAAAAACATAACATTTAGTTTTGGAGTTTCTTTGCCTAAATAATTTTCTTCCAAACATCTGAACACAGGATTTATATCATTCTCATACAGTTGTTTGTTTGATCTAATACGTTGTTCCTTTATGAATTCTTTGTGTGTGGCACACTGCACCCGCTGTAATGGTGCACCAGTCATTGATCTATGTTTGCCCCTTGCGTCCTCGTAGTAGAACACGTACCTGGCATCGTACTCTGTGAATATCCTGCCCTTCTTAGGATCACGTTCTACAACGTATATCTTGTCCTCATCTTTTTTGTAAAGTGCATCTATGTAACTCATCTTACCACCAATAACTTGCCACGCCGTAACCGTAGACATTTATGATTGCGAAGTAGCCAGTGATCATCATTACGAATGCCGCTTCTCTCCTGTATGAAGCGTAACATTGTGTGAGTGCTCCTACCAAGAATCCCGGATACACGATAGTCATGTCCGGATCTGAGGCTGTGATCGCTAGTGTGAGGCTGGCTCCAACTGTGAATATGAAACTGACGAGTTCGAAATAGAACGCCGTCCGGTCACTTTCAAAACTACGAAGCCAGAATGATCTGACTTTGTCCAACATTAAAGTTTGCCGGCCGTGTTAAGTATGCTCTCCAGCGTGTCCATCTCGTCAGCGATGTTCTGGTAGTTGCCCTTGTGTGCAACTGATATCGCTTTGTTGATCAGTGCTGGTTTTAGTTCCAGTTCTTCTGCGATTGCTTTTACTGTGTCTTTCAATCCACCCTTCAAGTCCTCGACCTCACCTAGTACCTGTGAGCCCTGGGAAATGATCTGGATCAATTTCTGCTTTTCAGCGTCATTAAAGTTTCTTACTGCCATTTGTTTCTCCTTGTTTGTTTGATTATACAGGTTTTGCCCATATTTGTCAAACACTGATATATTCTGTGTTAAATATTTGTACATGAAAATTCAAATTTTGAATGACAATAAAGCACCCATCGTGTTCGTTGGTAAAACGGCATTGAACAGGGAATGGTACTTGCACGTCCAAGGTGAAAGAGAATGCTCTCTGATCTCACTAGAAGAATTTGAATCAGAAAGCCAAGAAAAGTTGGCAGGTTGTCAATATTTTGTTAGTGCAGGATATACAGGCTTCAAGAAAAAAATAATAGAAACAATCACCCGGAGGGTACCTGATGCAAATTTTGTCACACTGATACACGAAACTGCATCTATATCAAACGACTGCCACATAGGCACAGGTGTATCGATAGGTCCTTATGTTTATGTAGGTCCGGATTCTGTAATAGGGGATTACACCAACATTGAAATCAGTGCTGTGGTGGGCCACAGTGGCAACAGGATTGGGAAATTGGTTTTCCTAGGACCACATTCAATCGTAACAACCAGCAATCTAGCAGATGGCACATGGTTAGGTGCCTATTCGAAACTTGACACAGTCAATACTATGGAGTATCAACAGTTCAAGGCCCATACCAGGTGCTTTGTAAAAACTTTCACAGAGTCGGGTACCTATTGGCATGCTCGATTAGTAGATTCAAAAAATAGTATTCAACTAGATATTAACAAATAATACTTCTACTTTTTTTTAGTAGCCACGTTCTTGGCCTTGCCACGTCTGTTCTTGTTGGGATCCTGCCTACGTTTCCTTGCGGCCGCGGACTTCCTGCCTTTCTTGCCCAGTGCGTATGCTTTCGACCTTGGTAAGCATTTAGGTTTTCCTTCCTTGCTAGAACCTCTGGCACAGTCTCCCCTGATCTTGCCATCAGGACCAAAACGCACCCATTTGTCCTTGAACCATTTCTTGAGGTCCTCGTTCAGTGATTCCGCGAAAACCAATCCACCGCAGTTCACACAGAAGTCTACGTCCTCTTTCTTGACGCAGTTGGGCACACGTTTTCCGAACATGGTCTTCATGCCCTTCTTGGTGTAGCCCTTCCAACACTTCTCCGTGATTATCTCACTGGCTCTCATTACTTCTTCTTGCTGTTGCCCCAGTTGGCCG